CTTTTGCTCCGCCCCAGTGGCAGGGTTTTACGCCGCCGTTGACAGCCATGCGGGGGAGCGTTGAGCCCGACGTATCCCTGTTTGCCAAAAAATTAGTAATTAAAACCCAGTTTTTTGGGGATTGGGGGATGCAGCATGTCTGATCTTACTGAATACGAGCTGGCTGAAATCGACGCGCTCATTCATGGGCGATCACCCCCCACGGCCCCACCCGGAAATTCGGTGACTGCGGAAACGCTTGGGGATTGGCTAGGCCTGACAAAGAATAGGATTCACGCATTGGCCCGTGATGGTGTGATCCCCCGCAATCCCGACAAGACGTTCCCGTTGCGCCCGGCGATCTTAGCCTATTGCGAACATTGTCGTGCTGGGTCCGTTGGCCGGACTGCCAATAGCGAACTGGCAGCGGAGAAATTACGATTGGCCAAAGAGCAAGCCGACAAGATTGCATTCTCAAATGCAAGGGCGCGTGCCGAGCTATTGGACAGCCGCGAGGTAGCAGACGCATGGCGCGGTGTTGTCACCGATCTGAGGGCTGCTGTCTTAGCCGTGCCGAGCCGAGTGGCTGCGAACCTTGGTTTGGACCGCAAAGAGGCGGCAGCATTGGAATCCGAAATCAGAGACTCAATGGAGGCTATCGCTAATGACGATTGATCCACGATTCTCCGAACTGAGGCGGCAAGCGCTGTCCGCATTCCGTCCACCAGCCAAATTGGCCTTGAGCGACTGGATTGAGACTAGCGTCCACCTGCCCAGTGCCATTGCAGCCCAGCCGGGACGGATGCGACTCTGGAAGCCACAGACCGCAATCGCTGACGCTATGGGCGATGATAGCTTAGAGCGTGTTACGATTCTCAAGAGCGCCCGTGTTGGGGCCACGCAGTTGATGGTGGGCGCGTTGGGCCACTTTGTCGAAAACGATCCTAGTCCGGTTTTGTGCGTTGTCCCCGCCGAGGCCGATGCCCGGCACCTGATGGTGTCAGTGATCGAACCGACGTTTCAAGAGTCGCCAGCTTTGCGAGCGGCCCTGACAACCGACACCAATGGCCGGGATACGATGTTGCACCGTCGTTTTGCTGGTGGTAGCCTGTCAATCGTCTCGGCCCGCGCCCCACGCAACCTACGCGCCCGCACGGCTCGCTGCGTATTCTGTGATGAACTGGACGCTTGGGAAACCACCGCCGAGGGCGACCCTCTAGATCTTGCGATCATGCGCTCGCACACTTTCGCCAATCGAAAGATCGTGTTGGCCTCGACGCCGATTGATGCAGAGACCAGCCGGATTCTGAGATCCTATGAGCAATCCGACAAGCGTATCTATGAATGCCCATGCCGCCATTGTGGCGAGTTTAATGAGGTGACTTGGAAAGACATCAAGTGGGATGCTGACAAGCCCGAGACCGCTGCTTACGCCTGTCCATCTTGTGGGGCATTCACCCAAGAGCGCCACAAGGCCGAGATGGTCACAGGTGGCCGGTGGCGAGCGACGGCCCCCGAGGTGGAAGGCCACGCAGGATTCAAATTGACCAGCCTCACTAGTCTGCTGCCGAATGCGAGTTGGCCCAAGCTGGCAGCCGAGTTCCTACAAGCCAAGCGATCACCCGCCACGCTCAAGCCATTCATCAACACCGTGCTAGGTGAGGCGTGGGAAGGTGAAGGCGATGACCTCGACGCAGCCAACCTTGAGGCCCTCAGACGCCCCTATGACCTCGACAACGTGCCACCTGAGGCGCTTGTCCTGACCGTTGGGGCTGATGTGCAAGGCGACCGTGTAGAGATGACCTATACGGCCTTCACAGCCGAGGGGGATATGCGGGTGCTTGGCCATCATGTCGTTTGGGGAAGCCCAACCGAAAACGACACATGGGCCGAGGTAGACGATTCGCTTAAGATTCAATTGAGCCACCCCAAAGGGGGGACGTTGCGAGTCGACGCGGCGTTGATCGATTCAGGCAATTGGGCCGATCAGGTCTATGCGTTCTGCCGCCCAAGGGTATCGCGCCGGGTGTTACCGTTGAAAGGTGTATCTGGCTTTGGCCGTCCATCTCTGGCGTTCTCGACAAGCCGCAAGACACGGCTGGCCCTTGTGGGGGTGGATGGTGTTAAACTGGCCTTGCACCAGCGTCTTGCACATGGGGAGACAATCACATTCTCCGAGGGTTTAGTCGGGGATTACTTCGACCAGATACGCGCTGAAAGACTTGTTACGAAATTCAGCCGAGGCCGTCCGACGCGATCTTGGGAATTGATCAGTGGTCGCCGGAATGAGGCGCTGGACACGCTGGGATACAGCTACGCGGCGAGAGGGCTTGTGGGTTTGGACTTAGGCCGCCGGGAAGCTGAATTGGCAAGTAAGGCCGCACCTAAACGGCAATCTGGCACAATTCAGAGTGCGTGGCTCAATCGCTAACTCGTAAATTTCTACATCTCGCCGAAAAACTGCGAGATCAATATCAATGTCCCGATAATCAAGATTGCAAAGAAAACAGTTTTGACCGTATGCCACGCAAAACCACCGACCGCCGGAGCAATAATTCGACCAGCGTCCTTGGTAGCGTTCACATACTTGGTTCGAGCGTTCGATGCCCTCTGCAACTTTAGTTGCTTAACGCGCAACTCAATATATTTGAACTCTGCCTTAGCTTCGTCACCTTCAACAAGAACACGAGCCTTTGCAAAGATACCCTCATCAATTGATCCGGTGGCAAACTCTTTTGCTGCCAAGCTAAAATACTCTTCGTCAGCCAATTTCACTTAACTCCAGATTCAACATCATTTTTTCACCAGCGTAAGCACTCCGGGGAACAAGCACGCCGTTATTTGCATTTTTCATGACTATTGAGGCCATTTTATGAATGACAAATGAAATTGACTGCGTACGACCGAGATTAACTGTTCAGCGTCCACTTGTTCGCAAGATCCGTGAGTGCCGCGTCTAAACCCACTTCGGTACCTGTCCAGCGGGCCATTAGGCGTTTGGCCTCTTTCTGAAACGCCCTTTTGCGCTGCCGTGTTGATCTGGTGAATTGCTGAGATCCGCGTTTTCCGCCCGGTGCAGTAGCAATGCCAGTATGGGCCAAATTTTGCATAAATGGTGCGTTACTCATTTTCGTCTCCTGTCAGGGTTTTGTGCGTCCGACCTTGCTTGAGCAAAGGACCCAACCGAAAGCAAGGTCGGACGCTGGAGGGCCATCTGTGCGGGTAACCACTCCCGCTGGCAGTCACTTGTTAGAATGATTCTCCTTGCTTTACAAATAGAATCTATTTATAGAATCAATTTATAAGAAGTAGCGCACATGGAGGGCGGTATGTTCAAATTAACTCAGGCGATCACGAGCTTCGCTGAAATCGACCAGATTCAACTAAGAGAAAAGAACGTGTTCGATAATTCGATACGTAACTTGACTCAAAAGGTGCATTTTGAGGCCGCCAGTAGAGATGGCCGCGCTGATCTCTATTCATTGTCCACAATCTGCGCCATCCGGCTTGTCCACAAAGCCGCAGTATTCGGACTTAGCCGTCACGTCCTCGAAGACTTTACACACTTCCTATTGTCCATTCCCGAAGGGCCTGGACAAACTGATGAAAACGGTTGGAAGTTAAGTATCGCAGACGAGGCGCTTAAACGTGCCTTGGAAGGCGAGGAATTTACAATCACTCTGGCTATGTTCCCGAATGGCCGGATCCAGCGGCAGGCAAACTGGCATATTGAAAGCACTACTGATCCAGATGCACTGGACCTAATTGCAGCCGCCAACGCAGGGCGCAGTGAACGGCCCGAATTGATTGAAGACCTTGTCGTCACAATCCCAGCTTCACGCCTAATCCAAGAAGTTACCGTTGCACTTGACGGGGCTGCCAGCTGATATGGCCAACCTGTTCGCCCCTATTGCCCGGCTTTTTGGCCGGAAGTCTGCAACGCAGCATGTAAGACGCTTTGATGGCGCTTCATCCAGCCGCCGGACGTTTGGATTCGGGCATATGGGGCGGATAAATCCTGAGGTCGCAGGGGCAGCGGCCCCCGTACGTAGCCGAGCAAGGTATCTGGCCGCCAACTCCCCATTTATCGCCAATGCGGTTGGTAACTACGCCACGGCCCTGAGTGGCACCGGGATTATGGCGACCCCGAAACACTCGGACACGGACACGCGAGCCGCCTTATCTGAAAACTTCGATCTATGGGCCGAAAGTTGCGATGCGGAGCAAAGGACCGACTGGTATGGGCTGCAAGCTGATATCAGCCGTGGACTCGTTGTTGATGGCGAGGCTTTTGTCCAGATTATCCAGACTGCCGATGGCCTGAAACTGAGGCTTTTGCCTCCCGAGTTGGTGGATGAAACCTTGACCCGCGATTTGGGTGACGGCGCAGTCATTGTTTCAGGTGTGGAGTTTGACGCCTCTGGCCAGCGGGTCGCGTACCATGTGCTGGCCGACCGCCCAAACAATCAATTCGCCAGCTACGCCCCACCTGTCCGCGTGCCTGCGGATCAACTCTTGCACGTAATGAAATCCCTATCCGCTGGTCAGGTTCGCGGAATCTCATGGCTGGCACCGATGATCCTGCCAGCAAATGAGTTTGATCAGCTATGCGATGCACTTCTGACCGGGGCGAAGGTCGCGGCAATGCACGCTGGATTTATCACCGATCTGAATGGCACTGCCACAGACCCATATCAGGGCAATGAGTTGGACGGCGGTTTAGAACCCGGGGCGCTTAAAAGGCTTCCCGTTGGGACCGACGTGAAATTCAACTCGCCCGATCAATCAAAAGACCTCTCAGCCTTCATCCGATTGAACCTACAGCAATTGGCCGCCGGTTTGGGATTGCCCGAGCATATGCTGAGTGGCGATCTTACCGGGGCCAACTATTCCAGCTTGCGGGCTGGCCTGCTGCCTTTCCGCCAGCGGGTTGAGGCTATCCAGTACCTAACGCTCGTCCCCCAACTCTTGAACCCGGTTTTCCGTGAGGTGACCACATGGGCGGTGCTGTCCGGTGAACTCAATGCCCCTGATTTTGAAGCCAATCCTCGCGCGTATTTCGCTTGTGAGTGGCTACCACCAGCCCATTTGCAAGTGGACCCGAAAAAGCAAATCGACGCGGATATCGCAGAACTTGAGGCTGGCCTCACATCGCGCCGCAAACTGGTGGCGCAGCGTGGCTGGAATATCGAAGACCTCGACTCGGAAATCGCAGCCGACAAACGCGAGGTAGACACCAGTGCCTAGTCCAATTCCTGAGATACCCAAGCCCAAGAACGCGCCTAAACGGCTTACTGCCGACCTCAGCAAGGCGACCATCATTCGAAACTTAGAAACCGGCAGAGCGATGCCCAAAGATTCATTGGAGGCCCGAGCATGGCTACGGCAACAAGCAATTTCCTAACACGGCGGGCAGCTTTTGGTCCCGACACCTTTAACGCCGACAAAGGCACCGTGGACGCCGTAATCAGCACGTTCGCGCCTGTCCAACGCAATGATGCCCGTGGCCCATATCAAGAGAGGCTAGACCCTAATGGGCTGGACTTCTCGGGACTCGTTGGTGCGCCCGTCCTCGACGGCCACCGCCAATCCTCCGCCCGTGACGCCATTGGTGTTGTCACCGCCTACCGCATGGGAGCAGGCCAACTTGTCGCCACGATCCGCCTGAGTAGCGCCGAGGATGCCGCGCCTGTGGTGTCCCGTATTCGCGACGGCATCGTCCGTGGCGTGTCCATTGGCTACCGCGTGACCAAATGGGTCAACTCGACAGACACGCAAGGGCGTGTCCGAACTGCCGCAGCTTGGGCCATTTCCGAGGTCTCTGCTGTCCCGATCCCCGCAGATAAAGATTCAAACTTCAGAGGTGCAGCAATGCCAGACGATATCACAATCCAAGACGACCAAACGCAGACGCCACCTGTCACGCAGGATGCGCCACAAATCGAAACGCGTGCAGCAATCCGTCAAATCTGCCGCACGGCCAATATGACCGCCGATCAAGCCGATGATATGATCGACCGCGAATTGTCGATCACTGAGGCCCGAGCCGAGGCCTTCGAGACCATGCAAACACGGCAGCGCCAGACGCCACGCATCAGAACCCATGCGCCCGCCAATGACGACCCGGCTGTCCAGATGACCCGCCGCGCCGAGGCTCTGCACGCTCGGGTGACTGGCGTAGCACCTACGGATGACGCAGCCCGAGAGTATATGGGCGAGACTTTGCGAGATCACGCCCGAGCCGCTGTCGAAGCTGCCGGGGTGTCCACCCGTGGCATGTCTGCGGATGACCTGTTTACCCGTGCAATGAACACCACAAGCGACTTTCCCGAATTGCTCAATAGCACGGGCAATCGGGTGCTGATGGCATCCTATCAGGCGGCCCAAAGTTCAGTCAAAACTACGCTGGCACGTCAGACCACACACAGTGACTTCCGGGTGGCCTCAAAGCTGAAACTGAGCGACGTTGGCCAGCTTGAGAAGGTCACAGAGTCTGGCGAGATCAAGCACACGACACGCGGCGAAGCCGTCGAGTCTTATGCGCTTGAAACGTACGCGACACAGTTTGCGATCAGCCGTAAGGCATTGATCAATGATGACCTCGGCGCGTTCCGCGATTGGGGTTCTACGGCGGGTCGGATGGCTGCCGAGACAGAGGCCAACCTGCTTTTGAGCCTGCTACTGTCCAACCCCATCATGGGTGAGGATGGCGAGACTCTGTTCAGTGCAGCACATGGCAATCTGTCCGGCAATGCCGCGCCACTTGGCTCCGTCGGCGACATCTCTCAACTGGATGAAGCCCGGAAAACACTCCGCAACATGAAAGCGCTCGACGGCAAGACGCCCATCAATGCTGTCCCCAAGTACCTACTTGTCGGGCCAGATTCAGAAACAAGCGCAGAAAAGATCTTGTCCGAGATTTACGCAACTACCTTCCCAGAGGCGAACCCGATGGCCGGGAAACTGAGCATTTTGGTAGATCCAAGGATCACCGATGAATCTTGGTATGTGTTCGCTGATCCTGCTGTCATGCCCGTCCTCGAATATGCGTATCTGTCCAGCGCTCAAGGGCCACAGATGGCGTCTCGCGAGGGCTGGGATACGCTCGGGACTGAGTACCGAGTAGTGCTCGATTTTGGCTGTGGAGTTCTTGATTGGCGCGGTGCCTACAAGAACGCTGGCTCATAAATGACGCTGGCCGAACTCACCAAAGCGCGGGCTGATCTGCTCAAGGCCCGCGCTTCCGGGGTGCAGCAATACCGCGATCAAAACGGCGAAATCGTGACCTACAAAAGTGACGCAGAGATGCGAGCCGCGCTGGCCAGCCTCGACGCAGAGATTGCCGCGATGACCCGCAAGCCCCGGTCCACCCTTTACCTCAAGACTTCGAAAGGTCTGTAATATGAAGAATTACGTACAACGCGGTGACACGCTCACCTTCACAACACCGATCACCGTTGATTCAGGTGAAATCGTCAAGATGGGCGAAATCCTCGGAATCGCTGCAAACGACGCAGAGTTGGGTGAAAGCCTAGACGTGACGGTTACGGGCGTCTTCGATTTGTCCAAGGTCGCGGCTGACGAATTCGCGGTTGGCGACCCGGTCTATTATGATGAAGCTGAAAATCTGGTCACGTCCGAGCCGACTGAGAACCCTCGCATCGGTGTGGCCACCACGGTTGCCGCTGCCGCCTCTGGTTTCGTCAATGTGCGTCTGAGCGCTCAATTCTGATGACCTCAACTGCCGCCTCTTTACGCCACAGAGTCTTGCCGCCCCCGTGCGCAAGATTGCTGTCGCGTGCGGAGGCGGCAGCCTATGCTGGTGTCAGCCCCACGACCTTCGATCGTATGATGAGCGATGGCTTCATGCCCGGCCCTAAGCGCGTGTACAATCGCGTGCTTTGGGACGTGCGTGCCTTGGACGCAGCGATTGACGGCTTGCCGTCCGATCCCGACTCACCTGATGCTGAGAGTTCTGACATCAATGAATGGGACTCCTGATGAAACAACTGAGACGACCGCCCAAATACTGTCAGGGCTTTGAAGACAGACACGGCAAGGTCCGTTGGTACTTTCGACGGCCCGGATATCCGCGAGTAGCCCTAAGCGGCTTGCCTTGGAGTCCGGAATTTATGGCTGCATACGAATTGGCCGCCCAAGGGGGAAAAGTCGATATCGGCAAGGACCGTAATAAGCCCGGAACAATAGGCGCGTTGATTGCGAGCTACTATAGATCATCCGACTATACCGGACTGAGTGACGTTACAAAACGCACTTATCGCAACATCTTAGAGCGTTTTCGTGGTGAGCACGGCGACAAGCGCGTGTCAATGTTGCAGCGCCAACACGTACAAAAGATCATCAACGCCAGATCAGAAACACCCGCAGCGGCCAATAGGCTTTTGAGGATGCTCAAAATTCTGATGCGGCACGCGATTGAGATGGGCTGGCGCAAAGATGACCCAACGCTTGCGGTGCGAAAAGTTCGCGAAACATCGACGGGTTTTGCGACTTGGGAAGAGGAACACATTGAGCAGTTTCTCGGTGTCCATCGGCCCGGCACACGAGCACACTTGGCGATGTGTCTACTGTTGTTCACAGGACAACGCCGCTCAGATGTCGTCCGAATGGGTCGCCAGCACATCCGAAACAATGTGTTGACGGTAGTTCAACAAAAGACTGGCCAAGAGGTTGGTATCCCAATGCACCGTGAATTGCAGGCACTGATCGACTCTCTGCCGCTGGACAAGCTGACATTCATAACTAGCGACAAAGGGACGCCTCTCACGCCAGAGAGTTTCACCAACTGGTTTCGTCGGATGGTGGTAGAGGCGGGGCTACCAAAAGGGCTGTCAGCACATGGCCTGCGCAAGGCAACATGTCGTCGCTTAGCAGAGGCGGGATGCACTGCACATGAAATCATGGCTATCAGCGGACACAAGACGCTTGCTGAAGTCACCCGTTACACCGTGGCTGCTAGTCGCAAACAATTAGCAGAACGCGCCGTGGCGTCCTTGGATGGGACGAAAACGGGAACATAATTTGTCAAACCTAATACGATAGTTTGACAATCCGCCCCGCAGGGCATTGATTTTACTGGACCTAAAAATGAGATGGTGGGCGACCCTGGAATCGAACCAGGCGTGCGTCTCCGCGAGG